GGATTAAGATTGAGGACGACGTTGGTGAGAGTGATGGGTGCGGCCACCGTCGAAACTTGCCCATTCGTCAGATAATAAACAGGAATGCTTGCGGAGGCACCGCTTAGAAAATTGTTTGAAGGATTTATCATTACCCAGAGCGAGGCGCTGTTGGTGATCGCCGGAGTCGCCCAATTGCCCGATGCGGCGATGGTCGTGTTTGTGTAGTTCCATACGTCCTGCATCGTAGCAAGGGCACCGGGCGCAACCCCAAGACTCGTCAAAGGAATCGTAATACTGGTACCTGACACATTGGTTGCATAACCGCGATTAAGAACCAAAAACGCCACCGATCCATCACCCCATAAACTACCCGGCAAAGTTTTTCCGACCATTGGATTAGCCTTGAGAATCTTTGCCCAAATTTCTATGGTTCCACTCTTGTAAAATTTCCACGGCGGTGAATTGTCGTCATTCTGGTTGATTCCGATCATCCAGTTGTTTGTTTGGAAATCTTCGTTCGCAACCGCTGGAAGGCTAGTTAGCGAGCGATAGTATCTGCCGTGTTCAATCAAGTTTCGGTCATACACAAGGGGGGACTGCCAGATGGCCATTTCAGAAACAAACAGGAGACCATTGAATCCACTCAGCGCGCCGTCGAGCAGAAAGCCGCCTTGCACCGGAATCGGGGCGGGCTTGTGGCCGCGACCGATGTCGGCGGCCGTCATTGCCGCCATGTCCAGCCAGTGAACCGTGTTGTCCCATGAAGAAGAATCGGGCTGTGTACCATTCAACGGATCGGTCATCTGCCAGAAGTTGACCGTCTGGCCGATCCAGCTTTGATACTTATTCGTCCAGCCGCCCTGATACGCACCCCAATTGTTGTGCATGAACGTGAGAATGCTGGGATTGTTCGTGCGCAAGGCATAAAACCATTCGCCCACGATAGCACGCTTTCCAAGATCATTTACGTCGGGATGAATTGGGAACGTATCAAAGTCCCAGCGCACAGCATCTCCATTGGTTCCAAGTTGCGCTGCGTCCTTGTAAAGATAATTCCAGTCGGTGCCTGATCCCGCCGTCTGACCCGCCGAGTTGGTGCTTCCCAGCCCTTGCCACCAGATAAGCTTTAAGCCCATGTTGTGAAGCTTATCGCGCAGACCACTCATACCGCTGGGGAAACGGACGGTATCGGCGCGAAGGTTGCCGTTGGCGTCGCGTGTAGTCGCGGCCCAGTTTGGCCCAGAATCAATCCACACATATCCGAGTGCTGCGAGTCCGTCATTTACCCGGTTGGTTGCGATTGCCAACAGGACGTATTCGCTAATGTTGGCTCCAATATTGGTGGCAGCACAGCAGACCACGCCGCCGTTTGCCGCCCCTTCACTGTTGTTGGTTCCCCAAGTTGCGTAAAACGGAAAGTTGGCGCACATGATGGGTTTGACGGTATTAGGACTGACAATCCGGGCAGAGCTTCTGAATTCTGAGGAAAAAACAATTGAGTTTGATAATTTACCCAGAAATGTATTACTACCACTGGCGTTATTTGCAATAACATCTGATATTGAAACAGTTGAAGGGGATGGAAGTATTTGGCCGAGGTTTATCTTGGATGTCCCAAAGCTGTTGCTGGTGACGCCAGAGTGAGTGCCACTGAACGTGCCGTTGTTAAACGTGGTTCCCAAAACGTCAATTGTCCCACCAAGCTTGTTGGTGGTGAAGGGCGTTGATTGAATGGGCGGCGGAACTGCGCCGTAGGATGCGGCAGCCAGAGATAGAAACAGTCCGATTGTAGCGATGATTTTTTTCATAGTTTTGATTTTCAGTTGAAGTCGAAATTTTACGGAGCAGCGATAATTTGTTCCCAGCCGGTATTGGTGGCACCGGCCCCGGTTTTGACCCACACCGACCCTTGCGCCGTGTAGTAGATGGCCGGGCGCGTGGCGGTGACTGCGGCGTTCGGGGTGACATCGGTGGCACTGTAATAAAGCTCGGTTGTGCCGCCCCCGCCTCCGCCGCCGGTCACAAGAACCCAGCCAGTGCTATCCGTGCCGGTTTGCTTGACGTAGAAATTTCCGTTGCTGGTGTCAACGTAGTAGCCGCCCGGCCCGGACGTTACAACGCCTTCAGGGGAGCCGGAGCCGGAATTGGGGTTCCTGTTGTCGAGGCCAACGCGGGGGTCAACGACACTTGAATTGTAATTTCCGTAGTTGTCACTCATGCACACAGGATAACCCGTGTGACACGCTCAAAAAACAACCGAAGGTGAAACGGCGCAGAAAATCACACCAGCTAAGGCGTTGCGCCAGAACTGGCAATGGCTTCAGTCACAGAACCGTCGGGAGATGTAACCCGCAAACCGAAATTCGGAGGCTTGTTTGCTGGGGTTGGCGCACCGCCACCCAAAGATTCCTTGCCGTAGGCGCTTTCCGCCATTTTAAGTAAATGCTGGCACGTTTCATTGTGCGCTTGAGCGGCCAATGCGACGGCTTGAATCGCCTTCGCCCGGTCTGCGGCGGGAATTACCACCTTGGATTCCGGGTCTATCGACTCGCCCCGCGCCAGCTTCGATCCGGCTTCGATTGCCATTTCAATTTGCTCAAGCGTATTCATTGATTGAGTTGCCAGAATCTTACGCAATTCAATCGGCTGATTGAGGAAACCGCCCAGTTCGGACACCGCACGCATCCCGGCAACACCCCACTTTTTATTGCTCCAACCAAGCTTTTTGGCGGCTTTTATGGCCGTATCCTTGTCGATTTTCACAACCCCATCATCCGGCGCAGCAGCCAAGTCCCGATTAAATCGCCTGCCCTCTGAGGCAATCATTGCGGCGGAAGGTTGGCGACGACCTCCGGGCGCGGCGGCAGGCGCGGGCGGTGCGGGCGGTTCAATCTCAAGACCCTCTTTGGCTGGGTCAATTTCGGGCGTTGCGCTGGTTTGTTCCATGTAGAATAATCTCCTTCAAATGTTGGTTTTTACAAGGCTTTTCGCACTGCGGCGTTCCATCCGGCATGGTAATCTTCCACGTTATCGTCAAGCCAGCACGTCTTGCTGGCGATCATGGCAGACGCTTCGCAGTTGCACCAACAACCCATGTCTGGCGCTACCCGACTGAGCGGGCTCGAACACGAGCGGAGCGGGCGGTAAAATATCGGGCAGCGGTAACATGCCGCCATTCGCTGCATGTATTCCTTTCGTGGCGTCTTGCCGCCATTCCAGAGGTAATCATTCCAGATGGACACCGCACCCCGCAGCCGGGGCCAAGTCTGCATCGGATGGCGAAAGACGGCACAGGCGGCAACAAACAACGCGCCAGCAAGCCGCAGCCACCTACAAAGATACCGTATGGAGCGATGTCGGGATGCGTTCACGTTGAAGATTGTTGAGATTGACTGTTTCCAGTTCGTCATAACATTCACTGGCAAGGGCATAGGTCAGGGCGTCGAAAACGTGCTTGTGAACAGAACCCCTTGCGATTCCACCAACTGCGGTTGTGCCTTTCTTGAGAGACTTGAACATCTCGTTTGTCTGCGGGCATTTGTCATTGCTGAGAAAATATCGTTCCTGAAACAGAAGCTTCCGCATCAGGTCAATCCGTTGCTGGACAGAACCCTTCCCGCGAGCGGCGGCGACCATCGCAATTCGCCCGCCAGAAGCCTCCAAAATGTGCTGATGCCAGTAGCGATCAGAGAAGGCAACCTTCATGTCGAAAACGCTTCGATCACTCCAATGCGTCCATTGCATTTTGGCGGGCATTTGAGCGATTTGCTCCCACCAATCCATCTTGCGCACAAGGGTTTCCACGAAATCAAGAAGGTCGAAGTCAGCGCCAGTAATAACCAGTTCGTCAAGTTGGTTGAAAATTGGGAATCCACGGTATTTCGGGAAGGCAACCGGGTCTGGGTTGATTTTGTCCAAGACGACTGAAGCGCAGTTCGTGACGCCGGGGTCGCTTCCGGTAATCAGTTGGAAGCAACCCGAATGCGGAAGGATAATCTCCGGGTTGTAATCGTTCGAGGCACTGCTAATTTCCCCGATGACATGGAACTTGGGCCGGAAAACCTTGTAGAAAATGGCGTCCTCAGATGCGGTTGTCCACTTTCCGTAATAATACCGAGATAGCAAATCTTCACTGTGCGCGAAGTCCGCCATCAGTGAGGCTTTCTTCTCCGGAGAACACGCAAGGTTGTCGTCAATCGTGAACTCAATCAGCCGGAGCGCGTCCCGAAGCGGCTTCATGGTGGCAACGGGAACATCGGGAAAATTCTTCTCAAGAGCCGCATCGTCCATCTTTGGAAGCTCATACCAGAGCTTGTAAATCCAGCTTGCCGTGCCGTCCTCTGAAGGGTTCGTATCGCACAAAAGGAGATGATCTTCTTCCTTGAGATGAATCATGCGCAACGCCTGCTTGAGCGTGTCGAAAGTTTTACGCTTCAGGAATTTGCTCAACTCATTCACGAAGAACATTGAGTACCGCTTGCCCTTAAACCTTGCCTCAACTTCTTCTTCATTCTTCAATGATTCCAAGGTTATTTTCGTCTTGTTGCCCCACCTGTTGCTAACTTCGCACGCCGGTTTCTTGGTGACATTTTGAATGTATGGCTTCCTGATCCACTGCATTCCGAAATTGCCACCGATCCATTCCGGCAGGACAATTTCAGTCAAATCCGTCCACACGCCGGAGTCGATTCCGACAGATTGCGTGATTGTGAGAAGGCAGATGTTCCCCTTGTCGGTGTTCCAAGCGTGCTGTGGAATTGCGTTCAGAGCGCCAACTGTTTTCGATGCGTAGCGCGGGCCGGATGCGAGGATGAGATTTTTCTTGGAGGGCAAACACGCCTGCATTAACTCAATTTGCTTTGGGAAAAGCCCGGGGTTCCAATGTCCTTCGGCGTCAACTGGCATAATGCTGGTTCATGGGGTTGCTGGATTTCTGTTGCGACTTTATGACCGTCGCCTTACTGTCGCAACAGTAAGCCTATTCCAGCGAGGCTTTCAACGGAAATTATTTATGAATGCCATTGCCCAATCAAATCTCGGAACTCAATCACCCGCCGATGAAGCCGGTGCGTCTGACAATCGCCTGAGTCTTGATCCGTCCGATCCGCGCTGGAAAGACATCCTCGACAAATGGCAGGATGGCCAGAGCTACGAAGCGACCATCAAAATCAACCAAGTTTCGCCCGGCGAATACGAAGTTGAGGCGCTTCAATCAGAATCGGAAACCCCCGCCGAATCCGGCCCCGGAGATGAACAGGAAGCCGCCGCTCCCGCCGCCGGAAGCCCGGACGCCGCATCTTCTGCCATGTCTGGAATGATGTAACTGAACCCGCGTTATGGTTGATAAAAAAGTATTGGAGATGAGCGGCATCACTGCCGGTGATTACAAAAGGATTTTCACCGCCAGCAAACTGCCGAAGAAAACCGCCAAGTTGGTCGAAATCATTTCCAGCCGAATGCAGCAGGTTCGGCGAATGAACATTCGCGATTTTCGCATGTGGTGGGCAATTGACTTGGCCCACGAAGTTCCCTTCAAGCAAACCACCCCGACAATCATCGGCGAATTCCTGTCGCGCAAATGGACAACCGCCGACGACGCGTTGAAGGCGCTGGAATCTTGGGGACTCAGCGAAAAGGAACTGTTCATCAAGACAACCACGCCCGACGGAAAAGAGTGCAAGGTGTTAAATCCCCCGGTGTTTTATCAAATCCTCGTCCCGATTGTTAAGGCATACTCCACCATCCGGCTTGCGAAAATCTTCAACGAACGCGACACGTCTCCGCTTTTCCCCTTCAACCCCTGCAAAAACACCATCGAAAACAGGGTGCTTTGCGATGTCGTCACTGACATTTCAAACACCATCGCCACCGCGCTTGGATACTCTGCGGAGTTGCGCGAGGCGATTCAGCAAATGTTGAAATATGGCATCTCCTTGTCGTTTCCACGGGAAGTCTGGTACAAGGAAAAACAGGATCACTGGGACGATGAAACCGAAAAAGCCAAGACTGTCACGACCAAAGAGGGATTGCGCCATGTGTTTCCACACCCGAGCCGGATGGGTTACGACCTGAATTATTCGCTTTCAACCTTCAACACCAACAGCGGTTGTTCGTGGGCGCTCTATTGGCATGTCATGCCGTATGGCGATATTCTGGATGGCACCTATTGGAACCGGGAGAACATTTTCTTCGGAACCAACTGGATGAGCGGGCCGGATGCTCAAATGTATTTCCGCGAGGCGTTCCCTTGCACGATGGAATTTCCGTCATTCGACGAAGGCACCGGAAAGATGGATCGTGAAAACCGGGCCGCGTACTACACCGGCACCGCACACCGCGACAAGGCTGTTTTCGTCACGGAATTCTTTATGAATCTGATCCCGAGCAAGTGGGGGCTTGGACGCTACGCAGATTCAAACCTGAAAGAACTGGACGCCACATACAACAAGCCGGTCTGGCATCGGTTCGTGATGGCGGGCGATGACACCGTGCTTTACTGCGAGCCGATTGCTTACGTCCCGAATTGGTTCATGGGCTACGATTACGATCCGCAAATGGGCCGCACGTCGTCACTCTCTCTGGAATTGATTCCGTGGCAGGATCAAGTTGGAAACCAGCTTTCACAATTGATTTTGACGTGCAAGCAGAACATGGCAAACGTCACGTTCTTCGACAAAAATATCATTGACCCAACCGCAATTGATAAGCTCGAAAAATCCGGCAACAGTCGTTACACCGGCGGCCTGATGCGCGTGGTGTTCAATGACGTCAATGAACTCGCCGAAATCATTCCCGAGCTCACCGAAGAAGAAAAGAAAACGCACGACTACGGTTCTTACACCGAAGAAGCGTATTTCGATGACATGGCGCGCATCACGCAGGAGCAGACCGATCCCGACCTGTGCGAAATTCTGATTCGCCGCAGCTACGAC